ACTGTGTAGTTGATTTCTAGCACAGCGGTATTAAAATTTATCATTGAATATATCATAACTATATTTCGGTTTTCACTGAGTATAGGATCCTTTACTAGGACTCGGGGTGTCATTGACGCTTTCGTAGGTGGATCACTTGATAGACGTCAATATAAAGTTATCAATACAGAGAATCATTTATGCGCTGATTTGTAATCGGTTCATATAGCAATTTATTTATGCATAGATCTGTGATCAGTGTATATAGCACAATAGGGATAATTTGTGTACTTTTCTGTGATTAGTACGCATAGCAAAATTTATAGTATTTTGTGGGATTTTCTGTGATTATACCACATAGCAAAATAGTTAAGTATTTGAACATGAGTTTCCTTAAGCACAAGGTTACTTGTTTAGGGTCAGGCGACTTTCATTCTTATGCTTCGTGTCCTTTTAGAGCACATGTTTGTGCGAAGTGTGGGAAAGTCGTACGAACCAGCAAGTGTGAGAAATGCGAGAGTGTTAAAAAACGAAAGAAGCGTGATAACAAGTTTCATGGTATGGAAGCACAAATGTTTAAGGCATTAGATAGTGTGAGAGATTGGAAAGTACCTCTGCAACATACTCACTCCATGTCGAGGGACACCAAAAAAGAAGTGAGTTCCATGGTTAAAGAGGCTTTAGGCGATCTCAGAAATGTATCACTGAACCATGCTATTACAGCAGAAACAAAAAAGAATGTGAATGACATAGTAGAAAATGCCTTGAGTAGTATGAAAGATATATTACCAGATATAGGAATGGAAGTGTATGAGAGAATCAAAAAGAAAGTCAAAAAAGATCTTGGAGGCTCAATAGGAACATCGAAACCAGAATTATTTGCACATGTAGTATCATCAGTGGGACTGTTGCTACGATCCATAGCAAAGAGTGATTGGATGAGCCTAGGTTTGACGATCACCCAGTTCATGTCGTCTTATGGCGTTTTTGGAGCGGGTGTGCGTTGGATTATTTCTAAGTTTAAGAGTTTCGAACAAGTTTTTAGAGGTATGTTCGCCAGTGAAGATGAGATAACTGTTGGGGGGGAAATGGACTCTAGCCCAATTATCAGTTTAGTTTTGTCTTTGTTACATTTGTTAGTTTTTAAGAGCAAACCCAACTGGGCCGCTCTGTCTACTTTTGTGATGAGCATGAGTAAGGTCAATGCTGTGTCAACAGGCCTTTCAGGATTGATTGAGAGCTTTTCCGAAGCATCCCGGTTAATCACTAATTGGATTAAAGTGCAGATATTAGGATGTGACCCCGCCACCATAGCAGAGGAAGTGGATCCTTATTGCGCCTGGTGTGATAGAGTAGATGCATTATGGAAGTGCCAAAGCCGTAAAGAGGCCGAGTGGACACTAGATCATCTGAAAGAATTTGATGCCTTATATGAAGAGGGAACAAACTTACGTAGGAACACTCATTGGCTCAACAAGGATCGTGCTCTAAACACACAATTCACAACCCGGATGAATTTGTTGTTTAAGTTGCAAGATGAAATAAATCAAGGTAATATTAGGCAATCCACCAGAGTAGAACCATTTCTATTAAACTTTTTTGGAGAATCAGCTGTGGGCAAATCATTACTAGTGCCCAGTGTGATATCGGAATTTATGGCAGAGTTTCATACAGAAGAATTTGTTAGACAAAAGTATGATCACAACGCTTGTTGTTTTACGCGCAAGAGTGGTGATGATAGATGGGATGGAGTAGGAAATCAAAGAGTTATATATTATGATGATTGGATGCAAGTGAAAGACAGCACAACCAACCCCAGCAAAGAACTATTTGAGGTTATAGAATTATCAAATTCCTCGCCCTTTACACCACTTATGGCAGCCTTGGACAAGAAAGGTAAAGTTCGTTTAGAACCAGAATTAATTATACTCTCCTGCAATGAAATGAAACCAGACATTGTCTCGTTATCAAAGCCTGTGGCAGTGTATCGGAGATTTGACATGCTCTGGAAGGTTCTCCCACATGAGGATATTGTGCACAAGGGTTTGATGAGTAAGGACTTGTTGGTAGAAAGGCACGAATCCAGAAGTTGTGGATGCAATCACTACGATTCTAGCATCTGCATGAATGCCAACAAATTTCAGAGATACAAGGTGGAACAACGTATTAATGACGTAGGGGGTGATGATATACAAGTAGGATGTGAGTTTGTACCAATAGGGGAACCTGTTCAGCGGGAGGAAATGATGGAAATCTTTAGGAATGAATTGCGAGCCCACAAAACTCAGAGGAAAAGCAGATTGCAATTTTTCAAGGATTATGGTAAGAAAAAAGTCTATGAGAAATTAGAGAAAGCACTAGGAGGCAATGACCAATCCACCGTGAATTTGGGTGGAGAGATGGATTCGGATGTAAAGGTAGTTACTGAAGCTGCGGACGATTGGGACGGAGAGGGTTTTAGAGGCTCTATGTTAGCAGAAACTATTGATAGATTGCGTGAAGAGAGCAACGATTTACACCACGATTTTCAAGAACCATCAGATTTGTGGGATACCGATAGTGAGGACGAAGCTGATCAAGATTTTACACCATTTGAAGAAGATACCGATCTCAAGAAATTAGCCGGAAGCATGTATACAGGAACACCGATTACTGTACGTTGTGTCGACACGCCTGGATGCCAGTTGAGTCGTTGTACTCGATGTAATCCCAAAGAACATTGGGTTAAGACCAGATTGAAGAAAATTATGTCAAGAGTGAAGCAATTTATTTTGGATCACCCCATTTTGTCCATTTTTGGTACAGCAATGATAGTTTGGCAATTGTCTTCCTCCATGCTTTCCTTAGTGAAGAAAAAGACCACATATGAAGCTGAGAATGATGACTCTTGCACCAAAATAGATGTCAGACACAAGAATTGTCGTAGTTATCGCCGTGAGGAAAATTTTATAATTATAGATGATGAGGATGAGTCAGAGGAGAAAACCCTGAAAGAGAACAAGTGTGAATGTGAGAATGACGACTCGTGTACAAAAGTGGATATGAAGCGATGCCAAAAGAGAACTTTTAGAACAGAACACAACAATGATCCTTCAATTTGTGACAAATGTGATAGCTCAGACGTTAAAGTAGATTCATCACCAGTTAAGCAGGAGGTTCGAGAGAAGACTTATACAAAAGAGAATGATGATTCTTGCACAAAGTTGGATCACCGCCGAGCTAAACAACGCACCTATCGCAAGGAGGGTTTAGCTTCATCACTCGCACCCAGCAAAGGACTTTTCAAAAACAAAAAGAAAGATATCCATGCACGACAACAGGAGTGGTGGGCTGGGGTTCAGAACTTAGTACCAGACGACAGCGACGTTATCAACGTTACGACACAAGGAGTTTCAGATCCCAATCTAATCGGAATTATGAAGAAAGTTTTCAAACAGACGTACTTACTTGAGACCCATCTAGGACACAAACTAGGTTCCTGTGTGGTAGTGAAAGGGAGATTAATATTAACGTTTGGACATGTGGCTTCATTCGTCAAATGTAACAGATGTTTTATCAGAAATGTCCAAACAGGAGTTGCATATGAGTTGGACTCGTTCAACTATGACGTGTGCGGCGACTCCCAGGATGCCATAATCTTTGAGGGACCTCGACAAATGCCAGCCGGATCGGACATAATACACCATTTCATGTCTGATTTCACAGCAAGTGATAGAGTGAATTATACTGTTAGATTGCTAGTGCCAAACTTAGGAAATTCACCCGACACTGTTACCCAAATACATTGCGGTAGTGCAAAAGCTTTAGACAGAGTGGTGTCCTATGATGACGGTGACGGTGCGGAAGTGATCATGAGACAATATTATATGTACAAGTTTGACACACAGAAAGGTTTTTGCGGATCATTGCTATACAAAGAAGACAGCAAAAATTCGGCTAAAATTATAGGTATGCATGTCTGTGGGGTAGAGAAAAAGTCAGTAGGACTGGCTTCAGCCATATGCTGTGAAGCAATTCGGGAGTGTGTATCTCAGTTTTCCGTGGAAAATCAATGTAGTTTCCCTATTGATGATTACAAAGCAGATATGAGCGTACCAGGACCTCATTTGGAGAAGCTGGGATATATGGGCCGGGCTGTTCATAGCATAACGGATCAACGAGTCACCAAAATTTCCCCATCAGCTTTTTATGGATGGGACGGAGAACCAATCAAGAAACCAGCCCTTTTATGTGGGACTTATGAAGGTGTCAACATCAAAGATATTGCCAGACAGAAGTTATACAAGGGGGGTTTTACAGCCAAGAACAAGACAATGTTAGAAGTAGTTAGGAAGGCAGTTGGACACAGTATCGAATCCAGCTCAACCTTGCAGCCTTTTTTATGGACAATAGAGGAAGCAGCATTTGGAGTGCCCGGTCGACCATTTTGTGATGCAGTGGATATGAACACTTCCAGTGGTATGCCATGGAAACTATCAGCGAAAGGACAAGGAAAGAAATCTTATCTGAACAAAGGGAAGAATTTCATCAAGAAGGACTTAAGAGATGCAGTTCAGAATAGAATAGATGCTGCGAAAGACAACAGGAGGCTTCCTGTTGTGTGGTCCGATCATTACAAAGATGAGCTGCGACTGAATGAGAAAGTACACAAACCCCGGTTGTTCTCGGGAGGTCCTTTGGATTATACTTTGACTATTAGAATGTACTTTGGACAGTGGTGTGCTGCAGTTATGGATGGTAGAATAGAAAATGAAATAGGTGTGGGTATTAATCCGCATGGCCCCGAATGGACGCTGTTGGCCAAAACAATGCAAGCTAACTCAACTCACATTGCCTGTGCAGACTTTGAGAAATATGATGGAAGTTTAGATCCTGATATTATGTGGGCTGCTTTAGATATGATCAACGACTGGTATGATGATGAGCACAAAGATGTGAGAAGAGTGCTTTTTGAAGATATTGTAAATGCAGTGCATCAGGCAGGTGGTCAATATTATCAAATGGATCATGGAAACCCCTCGGGGAATGCGCTTACAGCTCTGTTGAATTCAGTATATCAGTTGATAGCCATCAAATACACTATGATGAATATGGGATACTCCCTAGGGGATATTCTCAAAAAAGTTAGGATGATAACATATGGAGATGACAATATGATGTCCGTGGTGGGCGGTGAGTCTTTTCTGTCTATGCAATCACTTCGAGATGCGTTATGGAGTGAGTTAGGATTATCTATGACCAATGCCAGCAAAACAGGTGTTCCAGCCTATGGACCTATTGAAGATGCAGATTTTTTGAGTAGAAAATTTAGATTAGAGGACACAGTTTACTATGCCCCCCGACCTTGGGAAAATTTGTCGCTTGGATTTGATTATGTTAAGTCGGATGAACCATGGGAAGAAGTAGCCAAAAGTTACAGCGAGAGCTGCTTCTATGAGTTGAGCCATTACAAAGAATCAGACTTTAAACTGTACACAAAAGCAGTTAAGGATTTGTACAATAGACATGGAATGGTGTGTGCACCCATAATGCCGATTGAGTATTATAGAAGGAATTTCCTTGATTGGGCTGATACAGGACGCAATTTGATGTTATGTTGGGGATTGTAAGATTACATGTTTTGTGATTTATGTGTTTGTTTAAGTGTTAGTTTATGTGTTTTACGCACCATGGCTAGGGGTCACAACAATGGGATTAGAGTTGTGTCAGCAGAGCCCGGTCCATGAGTGTAAGCAACCAGGGTTACTTTGGCCCTATACTAGTGTTCGGGTTGTTAAATATAGGATACTAGATCCCGAGTCCTTTTTTAAGAGTAACTCGCCTTACTACGGGACTTTAATGAATGAGTTGCCGATCATCATAAAACTAAGGAGGATTATTACCACGACAATGTGCAAGAAACTTACCGTTTCTTGAACAACAATCAAACAACGGAAGCGACGCGCTTAGAAGTACAGACACCCATGTCACTTATGGGATCAGAGAAGAAGGAGCATAGTATAGAATCTTTTGCCATGCGACCAATGCTAATGGGCAATTTTATTATTCCCACAACTGTAACTCAGGGTACTAGCGTTTTTACATACCACTTAATCGATTTACTTACAGATGACAACATTAAGGGGAAATTGCAGGGGTTTAGGTATTTTAAAGCTGATATAGAAGTCTCAGTGTATTACAATTCACAACCTTTCCAGGCTGCTGGTTTGCTTGCTACTTATTATCCATATGCGGGTGCATCTGCAGCTTGGTCGCAGAACGATTCGTTGACAGGGGTTTCTGGTAACCTTTCAGAGACAGTGTCGATTGAGGATGGGGAGCCCCTCGTTCTTAATATACCTTTCAACCACCCTTATGGTTTCATAGATTTGAATGATTTAAAAGCTGGAGATTTGGGACAATTTAGATTGGTTATTTATTCAGCGCTGCAATCCACAGTACCAGGGGATTCTTTCGGCGTAACAGTTTATGGGAGATTTGTAAATCCGGTTCTCTATGGACCTACAGACGAACCGTTAGTGTTAGTTCCACAAATGGATTGTGAAGACGAGATAGAATTAAGTCCCCAGAGTACCGAAGCCGGGGAGCAAGAACAAAAAGGAATAGTAACACAGGTATCCGAGGTGGTACATAATGTATCCACTGCTCTTTCAGATGTACCTATTATAGGAGTAGTAGCGAAGCCCATTTCGTGGGTATCGGGTTTTGTTAATAAAGTAGCATCTATATTTGGATGGTCGAAACCAATTTCGGTTCACACGACCGGAATTTATAAGCAGGCGCCCGCTAGATACATGTGCAATTATAATGGGGTCGATACAAGCAATAATTTAGGTTTAGATGCAGACAATCAAATTCAAAATTACAGCTTTTTCGGGAAAGGAGACCCTCTGGATCTCAATAGTATAGTAACGCGACTTAATTATATACAAACCGTACCATGGCTAGGGAGTCAGGCCGCTTACACAAAGTTAGCCTCATTTGAGGTTTCACCAGCAGTGGGATGGAAAATTACTCAAAAAGAGAACACCGACGCAGTCAAATTGAGATGTGTAGTTACTGAGGGATTCACTCACATGAACTTCGTGGCACAACATTTTAAGTATTGGAGAGGGGACATAGTTTTCCAATTTAAGTGTTTTAAGACTAAGTTCCATTCTGGCAGATTGCAAATATCTTGGAGACCCGGTTCTCTTGTCAAAGCATCCAATCCTAAGGTGCCCATGGCATATACAGCAGTGTGGGAAGTAGCGAAAGAGAAAACTTTCTCCTGTGTGGTACCCTATATGAATCCTAAACCTTGGCTAACTGTGGAAACCGGAGATGAAGAACATTATAAAGATGGTAATTTTCACAATTATATGAATGGCGTGTTAGAAATACACGTCCTAAACAAGCTGGTTTCATCCACTGAAGCCGTCACAGCGAAAGTTTCGATTGTAGTGGAGGTTTGTGGTAGGAATATGTCTTTTGCTGATCCAGTAACACCAAAGTTTTTCCCCGTACAATCGGGAGATGTCGCGGAGACACTCGAACCAGAGTCAGCGAGCGACGAGACAGATGACGCAGACGCAGACGATGAGTGGGAAGACGGACTGGAAGCCCAAATAGGGTTGGAAGCCCCAATCTTAGAAATGGTGCCCGATGGTACCAAAAATGTAGGTATAGAACCGGAGAAAATGGCTATAGGAGAGAAAGTAACATCTTTTAGACAGTTAATTAAACGATTTTCATGGTTTCCATTGCAGGGGTATAAAGACGGGGAAAGAGTAATGGCAGAAGAGTTTGACGATATATGTACAGCTCACACATATAAGCTTGCAGGAGCGCGGGGATACGAATCCATGTATGTAACTGACATCGATCACGCAAATGTTTCTTATGGATTGAAGCAGGCTACCGCCCAGAACCCAACTGGATCGCCTAAGCTTGCCAGCAATTTTCCAATGGTACCTGATTTGCTGGGTACGATTGCTGGTATCTATGCTTACTCCAGAGGATCCATTCGACTGAAGTATGATGTACAAGATAGAACTGCCCTAAGCACTGACAAATTGCATGCGATAAGTTACGTCCACTTATTGGACTCCGCAGGGAAATCGCTGGACAAGCTGCAACCCAAGAGAATTGAAGCTATATTACATCGAAAGTCAGCACTGACACTCACAGCTCATGATTTGGAGCAATGGGGTGAGGTTCAAATACCATTTTACAGTGACAAGGTCTACACACCCAAGAACCACGCCACCTACGGCAAAGAGAGTGAGCATGCCGTCCGGATTTCCGTACCAATGAAGAATGACAAATCCGATCTGGTGGTGTCCGCCTGGCGCGCCGCAGGCGACGACTTCGACTTTGACTTTATTGTGGGGGTGCCCACATGTCAATACTTTGACTTGGACGTGTCGGAGGCAGTATAGGTGATTTTAAATATTAGATGGAGCCCACGGATGAACCGCGAGGCTTCAAAAAAAAAAAAAAAAAAAAA